TTAATTTGTAATTAATTTAGGCCAAAAAAAAGGGCCCTGGAGGGCCCTTAATTTGAAATACTTGAGTTATAAACGGTATTTCTAAACGTTCGAGTTATGCACCTTGTGATCCATATACGCCTCTCCAATCGGAGAAACCAAACGAATATCTTTCACGAGCTTTGTAACGAATGTTTCCAGTTGAGAAATCTGGTTCCATGGAAGTTTCCATGCCAGTTCTTTGGAACATTTTAAGGCCTTCGCCTTGTGCTGTTACAGAAGTTAAGATGAAGAAAGCATCCGGATCATTTAGATAATGATTAACTGAATAACCGCCAGGAAGAACACCAGTGTTCTTGATAGCGTTTAGGTCATTATCAGATGTTCCTACTCTCTGATTAGAATTTAAAATTCTGTCAGCAACAAATACTAATTGTGGTGGCACGATTAGTTTGTCAGCTTGCACAGAGATTGTTAATCCTTTGTCATCTGTGAAAGTAGAGATGTCAATTAAAGCGTCCTCTAATGAAGTTTCATTAAGGTCGGCCATAGTTGTTGCTCTGTTAGCAGCTGTTCCACCACCAGCAAGTGGGTGAGCAGTGTTAATTAGAGAAACACCATCTCCGCCAGTAAAACTGGATGAGAAAGCGTTGTTCAACACATCCGCACCTTTGATCTCTTTGGTGTTAGCCATAGATTTCGCCAATGCTTTGACATATCTTTTCCCTAAAGAATCATATAAATTATCCTCGATCGCTTCTTCTGTAAGAGCGAACGCTAACGCCACTGTGTCGTGGGTATAACGTGCACTGAAACTTTCAGATGCGTTATCGAAGACAACTCCTTGTCCTTCAGTTTTCGTAGGCGCAGATCCGAAACCGGTAATTAATACCTCTTCTTCAAATGCGCGACTTGAATCTTCAATAGAGAAGATTTCTTCGTATTCACGATCGTATTCATCATAGTTAAGACCAAATAATGAATTTAGACCTGGTTCTAGCTCTTTAGCTAGCTGTGCTCTTGATATTGCCATTATTTAGCTCCTTATGCTAGACCAGCACCTTTTTGTCCCATGATGTGGTTTTGAATCACACATAGTACATTGGTGTTGGATGATGCTACATCATCGTTATCGGGATCCTGGGAGATGTCAATACACTTGAGCGGTAACGAGGCGGTTGTAGCACCGGTTGTTACGTCTAGCTCAAGATTGGATCTTCCAGACTTAGTATCGCCAACAGGTGAGCCATCAACAATGTCGAAGTTACCGAACAGATCTGCTACCGGGAAGGTATCATCTGCTTGGACCTCAAACACTACGTTTGGATCATCTATTACGCTTGCAATAATATCACTAGCAGAAATACTACCAGGATATGTGTTTTTGAAAACTTGCTCGCCTGTGGTTGGGTCAGTGTATTGAACACCATTAAACACTCCGACAATTGGAACGGTTCCAGTTGCGGCATGTCTTCCTATTACACCAGCTGTCAACTGAGTTACAAGATCGCCTTGAAAAATCGGAGTTGTAGCTCCGCTTGCGATTCTGTATCTTGATTGACCACCAGAATAAGGTGCCCCACCCATCATACGAACAGGTTTGCATCCAAATGCGCTATCTTTATTAGCCATTTTTAGCTCCTATTATATGTTGCTACTTTTTCCCAAAAGTAACATTAGACTCTCTTTTTGAATCATACTGCACATAGCGGCTGTCTTTTCTGGATTCATTAAACACATTATTGTCCAATGCCTCCTTTGATTTGGCCGTTTGAGACTCATAATAAGCATTACGCTCTTGTTTCGTCTCGACAGGAATCTTCGCTAAAAGTAGTCCGTCATTATATACAATGCCAGCATGTCTTCCGTCATCTAAAGTAGGTAATACAAATTCTTGTGGTAAATCAGTCCCTCTTACAAGTTCCCAACCTTCTCGCAATCTTTTGCTTACGTTACTTCTATCCTCCTGGCCCAACATGGATTCTCTTATCCAACGATATTCGTACCCTTCTGGTGGTTCTGGAGTTTCAAGTTTTCTTACTGGCGTCCATGGTTTTCTTCGAGTGTTGTTAGCGTGATTCTCGGATTCACGGGATTGTCTGGTTGTGTTATTAGTTTCTTCGGTCATTTTGCCTCCCTGTTGGCTATTTTTAGTTTTTCTTTAGCAACAGATTTTAACCACGCGTCTTCCGACATATTGTGTGGTTTCAATCCTCTGAGACGCTCAACTTCCGTTTTAGAAAAAGTCACACCGTTCTTTTTGCCTTGTGTTTTTTGTCGTCCTCCGACGGAGGTGGAGGCGACTCTTTGCACAGCGGGTCTACCTTCTGATTGCTCGACACTTTGCCCAGATACTAGATCTGGATAAACTTTTGCTACTCGGTTATTAAGCTGCTCATAATATTCATCTGAGTCTGCCTCATAACCTTCGTTAATTAAATTGTAATGCGTAAAATAGGCAAATTGCGATGCCTGCCAATTATCTGGATCAGATTGATCGCCGTACCAAGAATTTTTTTCATGCCAGGCTTTTGCCTCTTTTGTTGCTGGCGGTGTTTCTTGATACTGCTGCACTGATTGCTGCATTGGCTGTTGCACAACTTGCGGATTTTGAAAATTTTGTTGCTGAACCTGTTGTTTCGCAACTTTAAGTTTTTCTTTCTGTATGCTTAAATCACTTTTAAGCGTATCAGCCTTGCTTATTAGTTCTGCATCACCAGCTTGTATGGCTTTCTTATACAGATCATCTGCTTGGCTTTGTTTGGCCTGTAATGCCTCCTCTTCTTTTGCAAGCAACTGATCTCTAGTCTGTTGTTGCACTTGATACATACTTGCTGTTTCCATTTCTTTCTGGGCCAGCATTTGTTCAAGTCTTGCAGCTTTTTCTTCTGCCATTCTATTTCTTTCGTTGAGCTTGTTGATTCTTTTAGAAACGCCTTTCGTATAATTTTCTAATTCATCATCTGAGGAAACAGCTTGTCCTGTTTGCTCGTCAACTTGATCTACTACCTCTACCTCTAGCTCTTCAACCTCTGGCTGAATTGTTTGAGTGTTTTCTTGTTCATTCATTATAAACTCACTATGTCATCTGGATCGAGTATGGTGGCAATCACTTCATCATCATTGATGATGCGAACCTCTGCACCTTCCTCCAATTTAAACCTAGAGCCAGAGTAACGCCCTATTAAAACCCATTGTTTTTCTTGACACCAGGGTTTTTCTCCATACCTTGACTTATCGTTATAACATTGTGGGCCCATTTTTACCACATAAGCTACAACCGTTGCCAAAGCCTCACGATTTACTGTTTCTTTTGCAAGGTGAATACCACCTTTGGTTTTTGACTTACCAGCGTATGGTAATACCAACATTCTCCAGCCGGTTGGCTGAGGCATGCGATCTAAAATTGATTTATCTAATAATTCTGGATCCAAGATCTTTTCGTCTGGATCTATGTAAGCGTCTGCAACTTTTTTTGTTTCTGCCATTAATTAACCTTTATATATGTCACCAAGTTCGTTTGCAATATAGTATAAAGCACTGAGCTCTCCTTGCAAATATTTATAATGTTCAATATCTTTTAGTCCGCCCGACATTAGAGTTTCTTGAATTTGTTTTTCTCTTGCCTCGATTAATCTTTTGATCTTATCGATCAGCGCAATGTCATCCATTATTTTTTATTCTTGGTTCCTGCGGGTCTGCCTCTTTTTTTAGCGGCCGGTTTTTTAGCTGCTGCTTTCTTTGGTGCTGCCTTTGCAACTTTTTTTGGCTTTGCTTTTTTTTCAACCACTGGCTCGTCTTGAACCACAGGTGTTGGATTTGGTACAACTCCGCCTGCATCTATGATCGCTTGTTTTGCAGCAATTCTTGCGTCACTGGCCTCTTTCTTTGCAAGAGCCTCAGCTTTAGCTTTTGCAGCTGCTTGCATTTCTTGTGCATGACGAATTGCTTTTTCGTGTTTTAACTTTTTTACTGCATCAATTTTATAAGATGTTGTCATTTTATCTCCTAAGTTTACTCTCTAGTTCTAACAATTTAAGATTTGCATTTTGCTTTAACCTATCTATTGCTACATCGAGTTTATCATCTGCTATTGATTTTTGCACATTGATACGGTCTTTTTGTATATCTGCATCTAATAATTTCTCCTGGGCCCTTTGTTCTTGTTTTGCAGCAAACTGTTCAGCGTCCAGGTTTAATTCTTTATCTTTCAGTGCTAATTCTGTTTTTCTTATTTCAACCAATGGATCCTCTCCAGAACCTTGGCCAATAGATTGCAAGAACTCAGAAGTTAATTGAGCCATGATTGGCGAACTAAATTGATCTAATATCATTTGTATTTGCTGTGAGATCTGTTGTGCCTCTTGCGGAGATACTTGTTGCATTTGTGCCTGGATCTCTTGTATGCGCATTTGCGTCTCTTCTGGTATTTGTTCTTGCGCTAATTGAGCTGACAAGAATTGTAAGTGCTGCATGCAATGACTAATAATAATAGATTGGATCTGTGGATTTTCTTTTACCACGCTTGTTAAGAATAGACTTCTATGTGCATCTAAATGCGCTTGATGGTTTTGTTGTTCAAAAGCCTGGGCAGGTTGGCCCATAAGTAAACCAGCGTTTTCAATACCAGCGTCTATTGGTTGCGGTGTCATGTCTGGCGGTGGCTGCAACAAAGAATCTACATTATCAACGCCTAGAGCTGCATACATTCTTTTGTAAGCCTCATACATGCCCATAGGTCCATGTATTTGTGGGTTAGATTGCACCATTTGCAAAAGCTCCTGGGCAAGTGTAACTCTTTGGCTTTGTGAGAATATGTTTGGATCTGAAACTGGTATTACATCAACTCGACCGTCAAAGTCTTGTCTTTTAATTTCTTGTCCGCCGGATCCGACAGCAAACTCGTACACAGGTGGTAAGTATTCAGCAAAAACTTTTGATAGTATTTGGAACTCAACCTTTTGCGCGTAATGTAATCTTTTGTGAATAGCACTCATAACCTTAGTGCCACGTTCTAATAAAGCAACAGTAGTCCCAACTGGCATGGCCTGGTTCATATCACCAACGTTCATGTCTGCAATAGCAGCAAACCTTTTACCAGAATCAACCAGCAAGCCTAATAGCTGCATCAAAACATTGCTTGGTTCTTTTATTGGTAAAGGTATTAAGTTATCTCTAAGAGATCCACCGGTTGTATCAATGTCTCTAAATTCTCCTGGTTGCAAAGGCTCGTCTTCGTCTCTAATCCTCATGCCTCTGGATTTAAAACCAGCTGGTAAATTGGCCAGTGTGCCAGCATCAATTAACTGTCTGAGTATTGATGTTGATGCTTTTGATATACCACCAATCATGTGTGACAGGCCAAGTCCATAAAATCCAAGGCCCGGTAGAAACTTGTATTGCACAAAATAATTAATTTTATTTTTAAGTGGATCTGTTTCTTGGTAAT